CTACGCGCGCCGCGCCGTCGCGGCGGCGGCCGCCGCCGGCTCCAGCAGCGGCTCGTCGGCTGCCGCCTCCGGTAGCCCGAGCCGCCGCAGCACCGCACGCTGGCCCACGCGCAGGCCGCGGTCGGCCAGCTCGGCCACCATGTCGGCGAAAAGCTTGACGTCGTTGTCGGCGCTCAACCCCAGCGCAATCTGCGGATAGCGGCGCTGCGGTCCGAGGTTCAGATCGACGATCGGCCGCACCAGGTCGCGCGAGAGCGTCGCGCCCAGCCGCCGCGCGTCGGACTCCATGATGTCGCGGCGCACCGCGTCGTGCACCTGCGCCGCCGCCCGCGAGCCGCCGCCCTCGCGCGGCGTCTCGGTGGTCAGCGTCTGCCCCAGCACGGCCTTGCTCACCTGCCGGTCGAGGTACTCGCAGAAACGCTCGTAGACCTCGGCTCCGCCCGCGCCGCGGGTCTCGACGAATTCGATCAGCATCGACTCGGGGATAATGGCGGCCGCGTCCGTGCCGATATTGGCGACTGCGCTCAGCAGCGCCTGCTTGTCGGCTTCGGTGGCGCCGGGGCTATATTTGCCGAGCCGCAGCGGCTGACCGAAAATCTCCGCGAACGTGACCCAGTCCTTGAGCACGTAGTTCTTGAACAGGTAGGCCCATCCGGCCGCGCGCGCGAGTCCGCCGCGCACGGGCAATCCGGCCTTGGCCTTGGCCACGTGCACGATGAACTTGAACGGCGCCAGGGGCGCCGTAAGCGGCTGAATTCCCTTTGTGGGGTCGACGCCGGAGGCCCATCGCGCGCGTCCGTAATGCGGCGCCACCGCCGACCCGTCGGCGGGCGCGAGCGGACCTTCATCGCGCAGAGTGCGCACCAGCAGCTCCTCGCCCGAGATCCAGTCGAACATGAACCAGCGCGGGTCGCGCCACACCAGGCGCTTGGGAATCCATTCGCGGCCCGCCGTGTCCCAGATGATCTCGGTCGCCGAGAAGCCTTTACCGACCGCGTCGAGGATATCGTAGAGCACGCCTTCCAGGTCGAGCGCGCCACCGTTGACAAAGTCGCGCACCAGGTCGGCCGCACGCTGGTCGGCGGCCGCCTCGGAAGCGGCCGTGACGATCAGCTCGGCCCCGGCGATCGCCTGTTTGCGCGTGCCAATCACGGCCAGGTAATGCAGGTCCTTCTCTTCCATCTCTTCGGCCAATTCGAGGTAGAGATAAGGATCGCCGGCTTCGGCTTCGCGCTGGATCGCGATCAGTTTTTCGGGCGTCAGCCCGACCGACGGATGCATCGTCGAGTAGATGTTGCGCACGCCGGCCATGGTGGGGGCGGCCTGTTCGTCGCGCAGCTGTGCGGTGTCGACCTCGCGCCCGTACGCGTCATAGAGTGTCATGCGTTTTTCACCAGTTTTTTTTCTGATCTCCCTGCCGCTCCCCTGACCTCGTCCGGGGCTGGGATTAGGGAGAGGCACGATGGGAGAGGTCGCCGCGAGCGGCGCGCGGGGCCCCCGGGCGAAAGCTCAAAATAAGCCATGGCGGAATTTTTATTCCCGCGCATACCCACGCCCGCTCACACCCACGCCCACGCCCGCGCGCGGCCCGCGCGCACGGCCAGCGGCGCTTCGTCGGCGTCCGGCGGACCGAACGGATCGCGCGCGCCACGCGCACTGGCGCTCGCGCCCGCGCGCCGCGGGGCCGGCGTGTAGGCCGGCTCCTGCGCCCGGATACTGCTCGCGTAGTAGGCGAGCGCGCCGGCAATCGCGGCGTCGCCGTGGCGTCCCTTCTGGTCGCGCCGATCGGAGATGTGCGCGTAGCCATGTTCGATTTCGAGCGCGCGATGGTCGGCGAGAATTTCCGCGTCGCGCGGCAGCTCGACCATCCCGTCCTCGAACGCGGCCTTGTAACGCGGCATGTTCTCGCGGTACCACTGCGCCGACAGCATCACCTGCTCGACCCGCGCGCCGTAGCGCTGGCGTGCGATCTCGGCCAGGTATTGCCCGTTGCCGCGGGCGTCGAGGGCGCCGCCAATCAGCCGCGGCAGGCGGTCCACGATATGGAACAGGATCTGTTCCTGCTGGCGAAACGGCACCCGCCGCAGCTCGACCACGAACGGCGTGCGCCGCACCAGGTTGGGCTGGATTTGCAGCGGCCAGAAAACGCTCAGGTCGCCGTTGCGTCCGAAGTCCTCCCCGAACGAGCTCATCAGGTTGCCGAGCCCCGCCAGCGCCGGATCGAGATTGCGCTCGCACCACTCGCGCGCCGCGCCCGCCCGATAATCTTCCGGCCGCTCGCTGAACTCCTCCGCCACCTCCCAGCGCAGCACCGGCACCCCCGCGCGCATCCGGCTCTCAATCAGTATCGAGCTCAGAAACGCGCCCGCACTGGCCCGCGGAACGCACAGCAGTTCCTCGCCCGCGGCGTCGCCGTACTCGGCGAAAATATGCGCCCGCCATTCGCGCTCGGCCGCCGCGCTAAAGCGCCGCCCGGCCTTCTCGCAGATCCGATGGTACAGGCCCTCGCCGAGGGCGTCGTCGAGGGTCACGCGATGGAGCGAAAAGGGGCGGCGCCCGGCACGGATGTCGTTGACCAGTTCGTTAAACGCGTTTTCGGCGCCGTTGTGAGTTGAGATGACGCGCACCAGCCCGCCCCACATCGTGAACGCGAGCGCCGCCTTCATCAGCTCGGGCAGGTTGTCGTGGAATGCCGCCTCGTCGATCACGGCGCGCCCCTGCTTGCCGCGCAGGTTGGAGGGACGCGAGCTGAGCGCGACGATTTTGTGTCCGGAAGCGAAGCGGATGCGATAGGCCAGCAGGTCGCGCCGCTCATCCTCAAGCGCGATCTCTTCGATCGCGTGCGCCGCCTTGTTGAACTGGCGCGCCCACGCCGCCGCGGTCTCGACGAACTCGCGCGCCATGTCGCGGTTGTAGCCGAGGTACCAGGTGTCCATCCCGGCCGTGGCGGCGGCCGAGAGCGCGGCGTCGGCGGCTTCGGCCCAGGTGATCCCGACGCGGCGCGATTTCTCGGCTACCTTGACCGCGGCGTCGTCGGCGATCCAGCGCACCTGGTAGGGCAGGAGCACGTCGCGCGCGACGGTATGAATCGCGCTCGACGATGTGCTTTCGCCGGCCGCGCTGCCGCCGGCTGCGCCGCGGGCACGGTCGGCGGCAGCGACGGCGGGTTTATCCACGGTCTTGTTTCCGGCCTCGCCGCCGCGGCTGCGCGCCGCGTGCGCTCGTGCGGGCGCGCCGCCGCCGTCCTTACGCTCCGGGGTAGCCTTGCGCTTCATCGCGTCACCTCCCGCTTGTTCATCAATCCTCGCCGCGCTGGTGTTCTCTCCGGCCGCGCTTCATTGCCCGCGTGCGCGATTCGTCCGCGGGAGCAGCAGCGAAGCACAGGAAAAAAACGCCGCGATCGAGATCCTCATCGCTCGCTCCGTGGGCCGGCATCGTTCTCCGTTTGAGCCCGTTCGGCCCCCGCGGCCGCCTCGCCCGACGCCGGTGCAAACTCCGCCGCAGCGCCCGGAGCGCCGCCGCCGCCCTTCATCAGACGGCGCGCCGCCAGTGACGCTTCGACGTCGCCGGCGCCGCTCGGCGCCGCCGCCGGAAGCTCCGCTATCTCGAGCAGCGCCGCGCGAATCCGCTTCTCGGCCATCTCCGAGAGTCCGCCGCGCGCGCCGCGGCGCGCCGCCGCCACTACCTTGCGCTCGGCCGCCGCCACCCGCCGACCGATCCCGCCGCGCATCTCCTCGGCCGCGCGCCGCATCTGCACCGAGGATCGGCAGATCGAGGCGACGTTGCGCGCGAGCGCGTTGACGTCGACCTTCTCCGGGTCGGCCTCCTTCAGTTCGACCAGCACCCGGAACAGATCGCCCTGCACCAGGCGCATCAGGCCCTCGTTGATCGTGTCGTCGGCGTCGCCCGCGGCCGCGACCACGATCCGCGCCTGTTCGGTGGCGAGCTTGAGCGCCTCGAGCTTGCGGTCGAGCGCCTTGCCGTAGCGGGCGAGCGAGGCGTGACTGATGTAATAGCCGCGCTCGCCGAGCCAGCGCGAAAGGCCGCGATAATCCGAGAAAGCGCCCGCAACCAGGCGGTGGTCGAACTCGGCGCGCACGTCGGGCGGCAGCCGTTTGATCTTGCCCTTGTCCGGCGGCCGATTCTTGACCGGCGCCTGCGCGGCCGCGGCGTCGGCGTCGGCATTTCTTTTCGTAACTTTCATGACGCGGCTTTCCGAGCCCGCAGCTCGGATGGTTTCACCACCTCGCGCGGCGCGCTTCCGAGGTTGGCGCCGAGCTGCCGCCGTTCGAATGGTCTGCTGTCTCTCGATTCCCGGTCGTCCATCGCCACCCCCCCCTCACCAGTACTTGCGCGGGCGCGCGATGCCGGCCGGCGCCGGCGCCGTGTATTCGACCACGTCGACTCCGCTCGCGGTCAGCCGCGCGTACCAGGTCTCGTTGTCTTCGCCGTCGATCTCCAGCAGCCCGCGGTCGCGCAGGTAACTCAACTCGCGGCGCAGCGCATTGAGCGTGATCGTGAGCTTGATGTCGGCGAGCACGCGCCACACGATCGTCTCCGAAACCGCAATCGGGCGGCCGGCGTCGAGCACGCGCAGGACCCGCCAGCGGGCCTCCTCGCGCTGCTTCTGCTCCAGGTTCATCGAATCCATCTCTTTCACTCTTTCACCGTTTCACTTTTTCACTCTTTCACTCTTTCACTGTCGCGCCGTTTCGCTTTCCCGCTTCGGCCGTTGGCGACGCGTTGCCGCTTGCTGCTTTGTGAAAAGGCCCCCCCTTTTTCTAAAGCGTGTCGATCCGCTCGCCGATCCGCTCCTTGAGTTCGGTCATCTCGGCGCGCAACTCGGTCCGCATCGCGTCCAGCTTGGCGTCCAGCGTGCTCGAAAAGCGGATCCAGTCCTCGCGCCGCACGTATTCCAGCGGCAGTTGCGCCTTCAGGCGCATCATCTGGCGCTCGACCTCGTGCGAAAAGTCGCTGCCCTCGCGCTTGAGCGCGGCCATCTGATCCGCGGTCGCGGTTTCATGGCGCTCGAACAGCCATCGCAGCGTCCCCGCGTTGAGCGCGATGAAAGCCATCAGCGCCGCCGCCATCGTTGCGAGCGCGTCCCAGCTCATCATTTGCGCTCGGGCTCCGTATGGGCCTTCAAGGCCAGCGCGCCCGCCATCGCGAGCAACACCATCCCCAGGCCGCGCCCGTAAGCGTCGGCGTCGCCCGGCGTGAAGCGCCAGGTCGCCACCACCTGCACCACCCAGAACGCGACGTACATCAGCGCCCCCAGCACTCCGACCACCCGGCCGGCGTCGTAGGTCAGATTGTCTTCCGACGCTTGTTTGTTAGAGCGTATTTCGGTATGATGATCAGGTCGAATAGTTGTACAATAGTTGTACTGGCCGTGAGGTCTTTGCGACAGAACGAGTTTGAGAATCGAGCCCTCATCGAGTGCCGGAACCTCAGTGGAACCTCAGGAGTGAATTGAATGGCTGACAATCTGACAAGCGCTTTCATCAAGGGTCGGACCTGGCAAACGCGGCTTGAGGGCAAGCGTCAGATCGACCTTTGGGACGAGAAACGCGGTCTCGTGCTCCGGATTTCCAAGGGTAAAGATGGCAAGAACGAGACCCTTACGTGGTGCGTCGTGTACCGCAACAGACGCGGTCAAAAGCGCCGCTGGGGCCTAGGCCGTTGGCCAGACCTCGACTACAAGGCTGCGCGCAACCTGGCCGCCCAGGTACAGGGCGATATTGCGAGAGGGGTTGACCCCGTTGAGCGGAGGCACAAGGAAGTCGAGGAACGGCGCCAGCGTCAGACTGTCGCCGACCTCGCAAAGCTCTATCTCGAAGAGCACTGCGCCATCCACAAGCGCCCAAGCTCGACGAGGACCGACAAGCTGATGCTCGAAAATATCGTCCTGGAAGAGATAGGCCACAAGCGCGCGGCTGACATCACGCGTGATGACCTTGCCTGGCTACTCAAGCAGGTCGAAAGCCGTGGTGACAAGGAGCGCCGCGGCAACCGCGTGCGCTCTAACAGGGTGCGCTCGGTGCTCTCCGCCATGTTCAACTACGCTGTCGAGGAACGCATGCTTACGACGAACCCAGCGGCCGCCTTAGGCCGGCGCCACAAGGAATATCCGCGCGATCGGCGGCTCTGGCCAGACGAGATCAAAAAGCTGTGGGAAGTACTCGGAGAGGGTGACGTCGCCGATCAGTACCGGTTGATGCTCCTCACTGCGCAGCGCCCTGGCGAAGTCGCCCGCATGGAATGGCACGAGGTCGACCTGCGCGCCGGCTGGTGGACAATCCCGGCTGATAAGGCAAAGAACCACCAGGACCACCGCGTCGCTCTCGGGCCACAGGCCATTGCGATCCTGCAGCGCAGAAGCCCTCAGCGGACCGGCTTTGTGTTCCCGAACGCTGCGAAGCACAGAAGCATTCCGAGCTGGCGTCAGGCCAAGATTGAAGAGGCATGTGATTTCGTCAAACCATGGCAACCTCGGGACCTAAGAAGGACAGGCGCTTCCATCGTCGCCTCTGAAGAAGGTCGCAGCGTTGTAGCCCACATTTTGAACCATGCGGACAGATCTGCGCCGACAGTCTCGGCTGTTTATGATCGGCACGACTACGACACCGAGAAGCGGCGCGCGATGTACTGGCTCGACGCTAAGATCCGAAGCATCGTGGAGGGCAAGGAGCCGGCCAGCAACGTAATTCAGTTTCCCGGCGGCTCGGTGGCGTCCTGACTGGGTCGCTGAGCGGCACCGCGGCCGCTGAAATCTCAGCGGGCCGCTATAGTCGCGACGGTCGACTTAGGCTCATAGCGACCCTACACAACCGAGCAACCCAGCAGCTCTGACACGGAGTTGCTCCGCCACTGCCTCACGTTGCGACAACGACGACCACTCGACGCATTCGAGACTCTTCGACTGCAACAGGATTCGCTACGTCGGTTGAGACACTGCCCACACGGCAGACGAACTGGACGCGTGGACGCGATTTGGACGCGATTTTGTGGAGATCGCGTCCAAACTTTCCTCAGTGGGTTAAAGGGCTTTTCGCTGTTTGGACCTGTGGACATGATTTTTTAGGAATTCATTAAAAAGAAAAGATAGTACAAAAAGCGCGCAGCCCGCTATTCTCTCATAGAACTCAAAAACATCGCGTCCACGCGTCCACGCGTCCAAATTGGTAGAAACCTTTTTGTATTCGCGTGGTTAGCAGCTTCACCCGCTAAACAGGATCGCGTCCAAATCGCGTCCACGCGTCCAAATCGCGTCCGCGGGGTGGAGTGCTAGCCGGCGCGTCGCTCGGCGGCGCCACTGCGTAACCCGGTGACTACGCCTCTGGGCTGGTGTGGCCGCGTGTGTAGGTCGCGCAGGTTTGGCAACTGGACCGCTTTCGTCCTGGCCGTGCGCACCTGCCCTTGTTGAGATGCGTCTGCGAGGCTTTGCGAATGGCGCGGACATGATGACATCGCCCGTGCCTTGGATGCTTGAACCTCTGCAACCTCACTCGGAAACTCAGTGCCCCGGTGTCCCCGAATCTCAGTTTAAGACCTGTATTAGCTCCTGTCGCTGAGCGTATGCCTGGCAAGCATACGCTCACGCCCGTCGACGCTCGACTATTCGATACTCGGGCGCCTGTCTACCGTTCATCTACCGGCTCTTCTGGCTATTCTGCTTCCTACACCTATTAGTTCTTTTCAAGTATGAGGCAAGTCATATCGCGACTTGTCGTCCAACAGCACGCTGGCTCCCAGAGCCGACCCAAATACGCGATGCGCGTTTCGCATACGGGCACAGTGTAACTTCGGAGTTCGGCGAAACGCTGGTAGAGTATTCATATGAATACGAGCTTTCGAAGGAGGATCTCTTCTATGCAACCCGCGCTTAGCCAGATTGACGCAGCCGCATCGATCGAGGCCGCTGAGGCCTTTCGGTTGATGGGTTTCTCCAGGATCACAGGATGGCGGCTTATCCGAAATCCGCGTTCCGGATTTCCACGTCCTTATCGGTGCGATCCCGGAAACCCCCGGTCTCGGCTGCGCTTTCGTCTGTGCGAAATCATCGAGTGGATCAAGCGGCAGCAGGACGCAACGGCCGAGGCTCCTTGTGCTGGTATTCACTCAAACCGTCTCGCCACGCGCGCCGGGTAGCGGAGTGACTGAGCAAATTCATTACTACGATGCAGACGCGCCGCCGCGGGTGACATCGCGACGGCGCTACAAGTGAGGAACGGTGGAGACCTTAGACAGTAATCAATGTAGCACAGTAGATATCGCGGAGTCTACTGTCGCAGATCAGAACGGCTTCGATCGCGCTAACTCGAACGGCAACCGACGCTGCACTGAGGCTGAACACAACCGCTGCGACGATCACGGCGCAGACCGCGCGAAAAAGCGCCGTGAGGCCCGAGACAACGACAGCCCCAGCGAGGAGCACGTTGAGGCCCGCCAGCTCTTCGAGGCCAAGTGCGAGGAATGGGGGATCGCCAAGGAAGACCGTTTCCGATTCGGCGAGTCACTGACAAGAAAGCAGACGGCTGCGCTGACAAAGACCGATCACTTCAGCGGCTGGCCTGTACCGTCGATTAAAATCTACCACTACGGCCTGGACGGTAAGCGCACTGACTTTCTCCAGCTACGATTCTCGATCGTTAGTAGCAAGGACGTGCCAATAGAGGGCGCCCCAACTTTTAGGTACTGGCACGTGGCTGGTGTGCCGACGCAGCCTAATTTTCCAAATGTGCCCGACACCGACTGGAACGCGATTGCGGCGAACACAAGTATCAAGGTCTCATGCACCGAGGGCAGCGCCAAAGCTTGGATGCTCACCAAAGCGGGGCACCCGTGTATCGCGATCTCGGGCGTCTGGGCGTTTGAGAGCCGGCGCAACGGCCAGTTTTTCCTGCCCGAGCTGGAGCGCATTGACTGGCGTGGGCGCGAGGTTGAAGTCTGTTACGACTCCGATATCCGCGAGAAGTCCGGAGTGCTGGCTGCGTGCGCGGCGCTCATGGGCGAGCTTCTCAATCGCGGCGCCAAGTCGTGCTCAGTTCTCCTCCCCGGGCCCGAAAATGGGGTCGACGAGTACCTCAAAGTTCACGGCGTCAAAAAGTACGAAGAGCTAGAACGCGAACTATTCGCCCTGACCAAGCCGCTATACGCATTTAATGAGCGCGTTGCACTCCTGCGGAGGCCGCACGCGATGATTGATCTTGACACAGGAGAGTTTTCGCCAGTCGCGGAGGCTAAGACCTGGTTTAAGAACAAGCACGTGATCGTCTTCGGCCGTGACGGAAAGGCGCGCAGCAAGCCGACTATCGAGGCTTGGCTTGAATGGCCACTGCGCAAGGGTTTTGAGGGTACCAACTACCTGCCAGGCCAACCGCGCGAGGTCGGCCGGACGTGGAACTCCTGGCCGGGCTGGCCTACTAAGGCGGTAAAGGGTGACATAAGTCTGTGGGATCAGCTGATGATCCACATCTTCGGGGAAGACGAAGAGGGTCGTAAGGCGCGCAAGTATTTCGAGCAGTGGTGCGCATATCCGATCAAATACCCGGGCGTAAAGCTCTTCGCTGCATCCGTCTTCCTCAGCCGAATACAAGGATCTGGCAAGTCTTTGACTTTCAATGTCCTCGGCAGCGTCTACGGGCCGAATTTCGGTGAAATCGGACCGGAGCAGCTGAAGAACCCATTCAATGAGTACCTGATCGGCAAGCAGTTCGTACTCGGCGATGAGATTACTAACCGCAAGAATCTGCGTATCGAGGCGGAACCTCTCAAGAGGATGGTCACGCGTGAGACTGTCGAGATCAATTCCAAAAATCTGCGTCAATATACGATCTCTGACCGCGTAAACTGGGCCCTGACATCCAATCATCTCGATGCAGTGTTCCTTGATGACAAGGATCGTCGCTTTTTCATTTGGACTGTCCGCGGTGGAGAGCTTCCAAAGGGTCTACGCGATCGGCTGGTTGAATGGTGGAAGAGCGGCCAGTCTGCGCGCGCATTGCGCTGGTACTTCGAGAATGAAGTCGATTTAACTGGCTTCGACCCGCACGCTCCAGCGCTTATGACCCCTGCCAAGGAGAGCGCCATCGGCGCAGGGATGTCTGACTTGGAAACCTGGGCTGCGGATCTCAAGGCTGACCCTATGCCGCTACTGCGCGCCGGGTCAGAGAATTTCAAAGAGCGCGACCTCTGGCGCCTTGCGGAGCTGGTCGCCGCGGTGAGGCTGCATCTTGGCGTCGGCAACGTATCGCATAAGGCGATGGCGAACGCTCTTCGCAAGGCCGATATCTCCGAGACGGAGCGCGTTTACACGCCGTTCGGGCGTGTTTCACTCTGGGTTGTTAAGAACCCAGACCGCTATCGCGATATGTCCGTTGAGGATCTGGCAACGGCGTATGGGGCGGGCCTGCCCAAAGCGGTGAAGTTCTAAATGAAGACTACGTTACAGCCATTCGACGAACGTCTCAGCGACATAGTAACCCGATTACTATCTTCGCCGGAGAGTCCCGATCACGTCGTGACCTCAGTGCTATGTCCGGATTGCAATCAGAGCTGGGGGCTACGGCTCGAAGAAGATGCTCAGTTCCTCCATACACACAGGCGCGGTTCCGTTCGCTGCAAGTCGCACTACGTCGTCCGCATTATCGCCGAACGGATCGGCGAATCACAGTATGCGCGCGAGGAACGCAAAACCTCATGGAGAAGGCGGCTGGCAGGGTATCTCCGTATCCCTGGAGAAGCGAAATGATCGCCAGAGTCACTAAGCAGCTGCGCGAGGTCGAAACCTTGTATCGCAAAATCTTCGACTTCGAACCGACGACCGCGGTTGAAACCGAGATGAAAGAGCTTCTGATGACGCTCGTTAAATCACGGCGGTCGGAACTGCAACGGCAATTATTTAAATCGCGGATCCGGCTTAAAGGCTGGCCGCTGCTAGGAGTCAACAGATGAGTACGGGAACGGAATCGTTTTTTCATCAGCTGCTCGCGGACAAGAGCCTCGGGCTCGGCGGTATAGAGCGCGCCCTCGCGCTTCGCGGTCTAGAAGAGGCCGAGACCGAGGAGGTTGGGCGCAAGATGCTGGCGGAGGATTGGCGCCTATCGCCTGGGCAGCGCGAAATCCTCGGCGCGATAGTTGACGCGCTCGCTGAGCGCCGCGCCCGCTCCGAGCGCGGATTGAAGGCGCGTCTCGCGCGTCTGGCGCGCATGGCCTTTAACGCCCCGGTGACGAAGTGACTGCGAATATCAGCGCGATGAAGACGCGGGAGATCGCGAGCCTGAAATTCAGCGCGCTCGACGCCGATGATCTAGCCGCGGTCCACGAACGAATCAGGCAGGCGACCGTCCAGGACATGTACTTGTTCGTTCGATGGATGGTTCGAGAAATCAGATTTCTTGAGCGCGAAATCAAATTTCTTGAGCAGAGGTTTCTACCTAACTAAACCGGTCGAAAGACCGACACGAGGAGATGAGGAAGATGGCACTTTTCGAGCGCAGCCCGGTCCGCGGGGCCGAAGCAGCGGCAGCAAAGGAGAAGGCGGCTAAGCAGCGGGAGGTTGAGGCTCGCCGGGCGGAGCATGCGGGCCGGGTTGGCGACAGGGACGCAGCATTCAAGGCCGTCGAGGACATCCGTGCGGAGCTTGCGGCCGCTGAGCCGGCGGCAGTGGAAGCAATCAGGGCCGGTCAGCCGGTACCTGACATTGCGTCGATCCGGACGAGGCTGGAACAGGCCGAGCTGCTCGAACGCGCAGCCGCAAAGCTAGTCGAGGAGGCGTTGTCCGCCATGGAAGTCGCCGAGGAAGAGCTGACGGAGTCTGCCGAGGCGCACCGTTGTGCCGTCTGTGCGGCTATGTTCGCGCGGTTGGCAGCTATCCTTGAAGGCGCGGTGCCGCTCGATGAAGAGCTGGAGCGGAACGGCGGTGCGTGCCTTGGCTTGGCATCGCTGGCAGCACGGGCTCGCGCCTCGGCCGAGGAACTCACCCAATCGGTGGCGTCAAAGGACACCGAGATCGCGATCGGGTCGTGGGCCGGCAATACGTTCCAGTCGCGTCTCGTCCGGTTGGACATCGCGCTTCGGGAACTCGCTTCTAACGAGGGCTTGTCCTTCTGCAGCCGGCGTGATGAGCGCCGCTACGGCGCGCAGGTCGAGGCCTTGCGCAAGAAGCTGGCCGAGCAGGCAGAGCACATCAAGGTTGCGGGTGAAGAAGCCGCCCGCAGCCCGGCAACGCAGCCGAAGATCGACGCCTCCGACCCTGTGAGGGCCGACTGGTAAGCATTGTGGACATAGCCCGGCGCCTCTTTGCGCGCACGGCCTCCCTCCGAAGGTCTAGTGAGCCGGGGGCGCCGGGCTTCGGTACAGCCGTTGAAAGCGAATCAGGTGAGGCCGATGCAAGCTTTACGAACAGGGTCACCCCGCGTCCTGGCTGCACAGCGCCGCTGGGCAGCGACGCGCAGGGCCACACGCGGGCGCCCGCCAACACATCAGTGCGCGTGCGGCAAGAAGTTCGTCCGCCAGTTCTCGGGTGACTGGTGTCCGGACTGCGTGCGCACTGGCTGGCGGCCGGTTTGGGAGCGCGAGAGCGGTGATCCCATGCCCGAGAGCCTGCGGGCCTTAGAGAGGCGCGAGAACGTGGCGCATGGATAACACGCACTTTCACGAGTCGGCGCACGCGGTCGTCGCGTTGTCATATGGCGCCCGGGTGTCTCGCCTGGAGATCGGGCGCGGAGCGCTGGGCGAACTGGCCTACGGAGGACTGTGCGTATTCCACCCCGGCGCGCTTCTGAAGGACAAGCAGGCCGAGGTCTTCTTCGCAGGCTCGATCGCGGAGCTGTTGCTCAACCGGTACTGGGATCCGGCTGAGGTCAAGAACGACTACGAGCGAGCGGCTGCGCTGCTAGGTGACGCGGATCCGAGGCCGATAGTCGAGCGGTGTCGCCGACGCGTTTGCAATTTGTGGCCCGAGATTGCGCGTCTGGCCGAGGCGCTGCTCCAGTTCAAGACGATGGATGAAGGCCAGATAGCCAGCGCGGCTCGGATGCCGCCGCTAGCGTGGACGAGGTGTTCATGCGTCGCTTACCGAGCGTGACCCTGATGTACCACCGAACCACCGAGGAGAACGCGTTGCGGATCATGCGCGAGCAGAGGTTCCGCCTGGACAGCGCGCACGAGGGCGTTTGGCTAGCGGAGGTCGCCGATTACTTCCTAGTGCGTCGTCGTCGGAATGTCATCATTCCTTACCGCGGCACTCTCCTTGAGATCACTATCGACGAACGGGATTTCTTGCACCCGTTCGAAATGAAATGGGAAGGCCGGGTCGAAAAATCGGTCGGTATGGGGGAGTGGTGTGCGCCGCCTGCAGTGCTTAACCTCCACGTGCTCGGTATCCGGATCATCGAGACGCCAATGAACTCGGCCCTCTGCGGATCTCGCACGCCTAAAGTTCAACCAATTCAGCGCTGAAGTAAGCCGTCCATAATGTACTGAAGCCCGTTCTTGGCTCACATCCATTCGTGATAAGAATCACTCGGAGACTTGGCGAGTGCAGCATGGCGACGAAGCGGATACCAGCACTTATCAACCCTGCGATGCTTGTGTGGGCACGAGAAACCGCGCGTCTTACACTAGACCAGGCCGCACGAAAGATCGGCATAGCCGCTGAGAAGCTTGCTGCCTGCGAGTTAGGCGAAGCCCAACTGACGTTCCCGCAATTTATGAAGGCGGCGCGTGAATACAAGCGCCCCGCGAGTTTGTTCTATCTGAAAGCTCATCCGGAAGGATGGAGTCCGATCCAAGACTTTCGACACCTGATAGGTGCGGAGCCCGGTTTCTCTCCGAGGCTAGCATACGCGATCCGTCAGGCTCGTGAGCGCCGAGAGGTAGCGCTCGATCTACGGAGTGAACTGAACGAGCCGATCATTCCGTTTACGCTTGACGCTACAACAATTACGGACGCTGAGGCCCTGGGCCAGGAGTTGCGCAGCTATCTCGGCGTCTCAGATGCTGAACAGCAAACATGGAGAAGCAACGGTTTCAACGCTTGGCGGTTGGCAATGGAGTCGAAGGACATCTTGGTGTTCATGGTTCCACGTATGCCGCTATCTGAAATGCGAGGCACCGCAATAGCAGAGAAGAAATTTCCGATCATTCTTATCAATTCCCAAGATCGAGGCGGCGGCCGCGTTTTCACGCTTCTTCACGAGTTTTGTCATCTTGCGATTCACCAGAGCGGTGTGAGCGGAGAAGGTGGTGAGGATAAAGGTGCGCCCAATCCAACAGTGGAACGATATTGCAACGCGGTAGCGGCTGCCGCACTAATGCCAAAGACATGGCTTTTGAACGAGGTTCTCTCGCTCGCTGACAAAACGGGCTCGGGACCGGTATGGGATGACGATCAACTGTCAGCGCTCGCGCAGCGCTTCGGTGTAAGCCGTGAAGCCCTTCTGCGTCGACTGCTCACTCTAGGCAAAACGACGCAGAGCTTCTATGACATCAAGCGGGCACAATTTCTTAAAGAGTACGCAAAAATAGCAGAGCAGAAGTCCACAGGCGGCCCCAAGTATCACATACAGGTGCTGAGCCAGTTCGGGCGCGGTTTCACACGTCTCGTATTTCAGGGCTATCACGAAAGACGCCTGACTCTCCGAGATGTTGCCAACTACTTTAACATGCAAGTCAAATCCATCCCCGAAATGGAGCGTGCCGCCTTTGGGCTATAG